GGGTGGTATTTGTTCCACTCATACAGCCACTCTTTTAATGTATCAGATGCAGCGTGCATACCTTTACCTTTCCGGCAGGCGTAAGACTGTGATATAAACCGCTTATCAAATATAGGCTCTAACACGTTGTTTATGGCGTGCTGTACCACCCTGTCATAGAACGGCAGCGCCATTATCTGCCGCTCTTTCGGTTCGTACACCTTAAAGTAATGGTATTCGCTCGGCTCATAGGCAAGGTTTAGAATATCTTCCCGCACCTTGTCTAAGTTTTCCTCTTTGTATTTCGTAAAAATCAGTACGTCTTTTCTGTGGCGCTTACACTTTCTGGCTTTGTTATAGGCTTTCTGTACGTTTCCATAGTCGCCCATAGCCTCTAAAAGCGTAATGTGCCGCCCGTCCTTATCGGTAATGTATCCTACTCTCTTCAAGTATTAAGCTCCTGCCTTTCGCCGTAGCTACTAACCAGCAGCCGTATTTTTTCTCTTTGCCTCACGGCGGGACAGCCGCTCTGACTATAGGATATTAAACACTCGGTCTTATCCTTTTCTAAGTCCTTGCCAGTATTCCGTAGAACTCTGTGCCTGTAATGTTCTCACTAAGTCACACGCCCCACGAGCGCCAATGTTCGTATTGACATTCCACGGGTAGTTGTTGCAATTCACGGCACGAGCGCCGCAATTCGCCCCATTGTTCCAGTTGCCGCCCGCTATCAGCGCCGCCAGAGGCTGTAAGTAAGCAGCTGCCCCATATCCTGCTATTTTCTGGTCTTTACCTCTTCTATCAGTTCTCCCAGCATAACGCCTATTTCTTTCAGCTTGCGGCAGCTCTCGCCGTAGTGCCGTGCGTTCATGGCGCTATATTTCAAATCATGCGCCAGCCGCAGCAATTCTTTACTTTCCTGCAATGCCGTATCTACCGTGTATAAGTGGCTTTTCGTTGCCGTCTTATCCCACTTTATAACCTCTTGCAGCATTTCAAGAATTGCGTTTCTGGTCGCCGTCTGTAAGCTGAATTTCTCATACTTTGGGTACTTCGTAAGCAGAGGATAGATATATAGCAGAAAATCGTATATTTTCTGGTGTATAATATCTGTTTTTGTCTGTATGTCCATGTCTTACCCCCGTTTATCCGGCTGGGCTTTCGCCCGCCGTCTACAGAGAGTCACACGCCCCACGAGCGCCAATGCTCGTATCGACATACCACGGGTAGCGGTTGCAATACACGGCACGAGCGCCGCAATTCGCCCCATTGCCCCAGTAGCCGCCCGCTAGCAGCGCCGCCAGAGAATATGCGTAATACTGGTAAATGTTACCAACGTTGTAAGACTTCTCGCCTGTGTTCAATGGGCTTTTCTTGTCCCAGCCCCACGCTACGCTTGCGTGGTAGTCTGCATTTGTGGCGTGTTCCGCTCTTGTAATAAGCTCGTCCAGCCACTCCCATACACGCCCCACGGCATCTACAACACCCACGGAAGAAACGGCATTTACTACGCTGCCCGTTACGCCTCTGCCTGTATTGCTGGTGGCGCTCCATGCGTTTGTATTTGCGTTATCCAGTCCGGCAGGGCTGCCAAAAGCATAAGCGCAAAACTCTGCATAGTTCGGCAGACGCTTACCGCTCTTTGCCAGACGTTCTACAAAGTTGTACCAGTTCATGCTTTCTGTACCCGTCATAGGTGCGCAGCCGTACTCTGATTTCAAGCCCTTCGCTCCGTCGTCAGAATTAAGGTAAATGTCTACCCATGTGCCGCCGCCTAAATATACCATACCCTCTGGGCTGCATTTCGGGCGGTGTCCCAGTGTCCATACAGAACGTGGTACAATGCCGTTGCTTACTGCACTTTCCCAGCCTGTGCCAAAAATAACGCTGCTGCCATTAAGCGGCTGTAAATTGCTGTCCACCTTGCGGCAGCGTCCATAATGAAAGCCGCCAATTTTACGGCTGTTTGTAGCGTTCCAGCCTGTCGGGTATGTAGAGTTAAGGGAAATTACGTATTTCTCGTCTGCGCTGTCAATTCTGCTGTCGCAGATATATACGTAATAGTCCTTACCTACCGCAAAAGCGCTGCCTGCGTCCAGATTAGCAGCCGTAAGAATGGTATTCGCTGTCTTGAAAATTCCAGCGCCGCCCACGGCAATTACGCAGCCCTCTACTACTGTCAGCTCATTTGCTCCGCTGGCGTAAATGTACTCATTGCTCGGTGCTACAATATCGCTGATTGTAGCCATTTTATTTACGTTCAAAAGCGCCCTTGCGTCGGTCTTTGTAACGTCGTCCACTAATAATCTACTCATACTGCTTTAATACTCCTTTCAGTGCTGCAATGTCGTCTGTTGTCATTCCTGCCACGGTGTCTGTGCGTTCCAGCGCAATTACCTTGCAGCCCGCTTTTACCGCTTTGGAAAGTGTAAGGGCTGTTCTGTCGTTTCCTGCCTCTCCTGCTGCCGCTGCCTCGTCGGTCTGGATATGTGTTACTCCCTGCACCGTGCCGGATACGTCGCCCGCTACGAATTTCATACCTACGGCTGCCTCGTCGCAGTAATATACTGTAGCTGCCTTTTTCTCTTCCTCTACGGCTGCTACACCGCACTCAATGTAGCGCTGATTTTCTGCGCTCTCGATTTTTGCCAGCAAATCTGCTGCCGCCAATTCTCCGCTTGCTACCATAGCAAGGCAGTTGTAATAATCCTCTTTTGTCTTTAATACTTTGGGAAACCCTTTCATAGTCTGCCGCCTTTCTAAAATGTATTTGCAAGATAGGAATTACCCACATAGGTAAGCCCTAATACTGCCGTTTCTTCTGTTCTTTCGTAATGCTGGCTCATGTACGCTGCTCCCATGTAGCACAACCCCAGTACAGCGTCATGCTTATAGTCAATGCCCCAGCCGCTTTCTACCCTCTTAAGCCGCTCGTCCAGCGCCGCTATTGCCTCTTTTGTTTCTTTTGTTCCTGCTGCCGCCTGCTCTTTTACTTCCTGCATTGCTGCTGCCAGCTCTTCAATTTGCAGTTGCAGGCTGCCCGCTATGTCCTCTCCCAGTTTTCCCTTGATGCCCTCAAACCATGTATTAAACTCGGTTTCAGCGTCCGACTGGAATAGCTTTATTTTTGCCATAAAATCTGTATAGGCACTTAAAAGCTCTTTGTCCCAGTTATCAAGTGTATTTTCAAAACTGCTGTATCTTTCGTTAAACTGGCTCTCATACTGTGCAAATAAGCCCTCTGTTTTGCTTACGTAGCTGTCGTACACTCCCGCAATATCTGCAAGGTACTTTTCCATGCTCTGCTTGTAAACGCTGAACTCGTCCAGAACCGCTGCGCTGTATGTATTGAAAAAATCTGTAAACTGCTTTGTCAGCACGCTTGCGTCTATTTCTTCTACCGTTCCAGTTACAATGCCGCAGACTGCGCTATTAAATCGCTGGTCTGTGATGTTCTGTGTTTGTATTCTTGTTACTCCCTTTCCTACGTAAATATCCGCAAGCGCCAGCTCCCATATTTCCGTAGTGCGTGTTACTGCCGTCGCCGTCGGCTTTGCAGACGGTGTGCCTTTCAATACCGCAATATACATATCTCTTTGCGGCAAATCCCAGCGAACTACTACCCTGTCTACCCTGTTAAGCGCTCCCTCTGCCGTATCCAGCGTTACGCTAAGTGTTGCAGGATTTCTAAAGGCGTAGCCGTTTATAAAGGCATAGCCCGCATTTACTCTTATTTCCATGCCACTGTATGCTACCACTTGCAGCCCGTCGCTTGGCTTTGGAAAAATGCCGTTTGCAATGAAAGTAGCAAAGTACCACGCCCAATCTTCGGCTTTATATACCCTGTCGTACTCCCCGTCTACTGCCACGGCATTAAACGGTAAACTGTTTGCCATTTCTGCTACCTCACTTTCCTAATCTGGTCTACCAGCGTCGGCAGGCTGTCGCCAAAAGTCGCCTCTATGGTTTCCTCGCCTTTCTGGTATGTCTCCGTTACTTCTGTAATTCGTGCATCTATCTGTATTCCCCACTTTGTTTCTTTGCAAGTGATACGGTCGCCTAAATCAAAATCAGCCTTAAATTTTAAGTTTGAATTTGTATTTATGGTACTTACAAAATTTATGTTCTTGCCGTAGTTTTCCAGCTCTGCGCTGCCTCTCGTTTTCAGCATTGCAATATAGGTATTCAGCGGTATTGTTACCTCTGTTTCCCCCTGCTGGTACTTTCTTGCAATGTCCGTAGCGTCGCAGAATACCTCTACTAAATCCAGCCCCGTTGCTCCCTCTCCGTCTACTGTCGTTACGGGCTGGCTGCCGTCGTCGTCTGCCGCTCCCTGCACGTAAATAAAATTGCCGCAGTTTTCTATACTGGCTGTATATTCCTGCTCGTTGACATTATCAAAATCTCTTGAAAATATGCAGGGCGTGTTACCCTCGGTATTTGTGGCTGTAAGGTCGTTGCCCTTATACAGATAAAAGCCAAACTTTCGCTCTCTTTCGTTAATCAGAATATCGTAACCCAACTTACCAGCCTGCGCCCTTGCCTTTACTTCCTGCCCCAGTTGTGCGTATACCTCGTTTGCATACTCAACCGCCACGCCGTCTATTGTTTCCTGTACCAGAAACACAAACAACGGAAAACGCCGCTTTGCGCTTGCCCCGCTGCCGCAGTTGTTTTTTACCATAAGGTTTATAAGATACTGGTTTGTCCCCGTTGCTATAATCTGCGGATAAATGCAGCGCTTATTAAGCCACCAGCTAAGCATATAGCCCTGTGCCTCTAACTGCTCTAATCC